CTACCAGGCGGAAGTCACCTACGTCAACGAGCACGGGGAGACCCTGGCGTCTGCGGCGGCCAGCGTGACCCTGAGCGGCGCGGCGTCCAGCCTGACGATCGCCAGCCCGAAGCCGTGGACGAACGCCACCGGCTGGTATGCCTACGTGACCCAGGCGGACGGGGCCAGTTTCACCCGCCAGCAGGCCGCCGGGTCGCCCACACCGCTGCGCACTGACCTGGCCCTGACCGCGGCACCCACCTCCACCGGCGCGGCGCCTCCTGTGGCGGGCACCTCGGCCAGCGCCCCGTTCACCGCCGCCGACGTGGGCAAGTGCATCGTGGTGCCCAGCGCCGGCGGGTTCCTGAACGTCCCGCTGGTCACGACGATCGCCTCATACCAGTCACCCACCCAGGTCACGCTTAACGCGGCTTCCGCCTCGGCGGTCACCGGCTACGGCGCGGTGTACGGGACCGATGACACGAGCGCGATCCAGCAGGCGATCAACGCGGCTGTGGCCTACGCGCAGACCTCCGGGGCCGAGCAGGCGACCGGCGAGGTGGTGTTCAGCGACGGCATCTACTGCGTGGCCGGCGCGGTGGGCGGCACCTACCAGAACGCTCAGCTGACCATCCCCTACGTGAACCCCTACGCAGGACCGAAAGTGGACCTGAAGCTCACCGGCCCGCAGGAAGCCCCCGGGCCGGCCCACTGGGAACAGCCGAACCCGGCCGCCCCCGGCGCAACCCTCGCGTCGATCTACTACAGCGACACCGCGAACCCTCCCACGCCGCGCCCGGTCGTCATCGGCGGCCCGGTGACCGGCTTCGGCGGGATCAACGGCCTGTTCTCCAACATGCGCGTCGTCGTGGACGGCATCAACGTCCTGGCCGCCTACCGGCCGAGCATCTCCGGCCTGGACCTGTTCGGCGTCGCCCAGGCCGACATCAGGTCCTTCAGCATGTTCCACCTGGCCCGCACCCTCGGCGCGGCGGCGGGCGGCTGGCCCCCGTACACGACGCCGGCGGCCGACAACCCCTCCGCGTGGCAGGTGTTCGGCTACCGCACCCCGTGCCTGGGCAACAACGACCAGAACGACTGCGACCGGCTGACGATCTACGGCCCCTACTACGGGGTCATCTTCGCCGACCACTTCGCTGCGGCGTCCATCAAATGCATCTTCACCTACGCGGCGGTTGTTCCCGTCAACGGCGGCAGCGGCCAGTACGCGCACCACGCCGTCATCTCATCCCTGTCCAGCGAGGTCGCCAGCAGGGCGGTGATGGCCCCGATCGACGGGACCTACGGCGGCCCGCTCTACCAGCCGGTTTTCATCCCCTCCCTGCATGCCGAGAACGCTGACTTCATCATCGATGACGCCGGCAGCAACCTTTACGGCGAAGTCCGCGCCGAGATGCTGGGAATCACGGGAGTCATCGCCGGCGGCAAGAACGGCGGCGCGAACATCCGCCTGATCTGGGACAACCAGCCGCTCGGTGCGGTGGCCAGCCCGCCCGCGGTGCCGGGCAGCACGGCCGCGTACACGAACCAGTTCTGGCGGGACGCGGTGGTGATCGTCTCCGGCGGCACGGTGAGCGCGGTCGCACTCGACGGCAAGACGACCGGGCGCACGTCCGGTGACTTTTCCGTCCGCTCCGGCGGCACGATCACGCTGACCTACTCGGTGGCGCCCACCTGGCAGTGGGTGCTGGCGTGAGCGCCTACGGCTCCGGCACTTACGGCTCCGGCGCCTACGGCGGCACGGGCACCGCGCCGTCCGGGGTGCACGGCACCGCGAAGGCCGGGACGATGACCGTGCCCCGCGCGCAGGCAGGGCAGTGGCCGTGATCGATCTCGGCGCGGACGCCCCTATCGCGGTCGATGTCTACGACGACACGGGGACGCTGGCCGACGCGGCCACGGTCACGCTCACGATCACCCTGCCCGACGGGTCCACGGTCACCCCCGCGGTGGCCAGCCCGCCCGCGTCCACCGGGCAGTACCGGTACGCCTACCCCACCACGATGCCCGGGCGGCACTCGTGGCGGATGGTCACCACGAGCCCGGACACCGCCTTCGCTGACGAGTTCGATGTCGGGGAGACCCCGTGGATGGCGATCGTGTCACTGGCCGATGCCCGCGCCCAGCTGAACATGGAGCCGGCCGACCACAGCGCGGATGACCTGCTGCGCGACTATGTCGCGGGGATCACCGGGGCAATCGAGCAGTACCTGCATGAGAAGATCGCCCGCCAGTCCGTGACCGACGAGATCGGCATCGAGTGCGGGGCGTGGGTCCACCGCGGCCGCCAGTTCCGGCTGTGGTCGGCGCCGGTGATCTCCCTGGTCTCGGTGGTCTCCTGGGACGGCTCGGTCACCTGGGATGTGTCCGGCATGCGGGTCACCCGCTCCGGCGTGGTGCGGGTGCTGTCCGGGCCGCCGGTCACCGGCCTGGCCGACGTCACCTACCTCGCCGGCTATCAGGTGATCCCGCCGAACTACCGGCGGGGTGCGCTGGTGATGCTGCAGCACGTGTGGGAGACCCAGCGCGGCCAGGGCACCGTGATGTCGGGGGTGATCGGCCCGGAGGAGCACTACCGGCAGCCGGGTGAGTGGTTCACGGTGCCGAACAAGGCCAAGGAGTGGCTGGGGCCGCCCCGGCCGGTGATCGCGTGAGCTGGTCGTCGTCGGTCCCGGCGGCCCTGGCGGCCCTGGTGGCCGCGTTCCGCGCCTCGCCGGGCCTGGCGTCCCCGGTGGATGTGCGGGACGGCCCGGTGGTCACCTCGGCCACCGCGCGGGACGTGGTGGTCGTCGGCTGGCGCGGCCAGGAGAACGATGAGCTGGCAGTCGAGGGCGCCGACGTCCCGGAGGGCCTGGCCGGCATCCCGGACCGGGAGCAGTACTCGATCCGGTGCGCGGCGATCAGCGTGTGCGCGACGGGGGATGCGGCCACGGCGATCGTGACGGCGCGGACCCGGGTGTATGAGCTGGTGGCGGCGTGCGGGGCGGCGATCGCGGCGGACCGCAAGCTGGGCGGGGCGGTGATGCGGGCCACGATGGGCGCCGGGTCGCTGCGCCAGGTGCCGGATCAGAACGGGCTGGTGGCCACCGTGGAGTTCGCGGTGGACATCGACGCGTTCAGCGGCCGCTGATCAGCGCCTGCGCCGGCCGGCCCTGGCCAGCAGCACGATCACCGCCGCCACCAGCGCGGCGGACAGCAGTGTCACCAGCACCTGCCAAGGGGTCATGCCCCGGAGGCTACGCGACCATCCCGCAACCCGGAAGGGACCTTAGATGGCGACCTACACGACGCAGGTGGCACCGCATGCTGGCCTGGCGGTGGACCTGGGCACTGCCCCGGCGGCCAGCGGCAACGTCGCCACCACCGGCGACGGAGCGGCCCTGCTGGTCTACAACGGCTCCGGCGCCAGCATCAACGTGACCGTCCACATCACCAAGACGGTGGATGGCGTGCCCATCGCGGGCACCCGGGTCACCGCGGTCGCCGCGGGGGCTCACGAGGTGATCCCGCTCCCGGCCGGCATCGGCGACGCCAATGACCAGGTGACGTTCGACCTGTCCGCCACCACGTCGGCCGGCGTGGCCGCTTTCCGCATCGGCTGAGGAGGAGGAACCGATGGCAACCGTGAAGATCATCCACCCGCAGTCGGGCGGCATCGCCGAAGTCCCGGAATCCTCGCTGCGGTTCCACTACCGCGCCGGGTGGCGCCCGCTCGCCGAAGACGAGCAGCCAGCGGCGGCCGGCCCGGAGCCGGAGCCGGAGCCGATGACCAGGGCCGAGGTGGCCGCGGCCCGTGACACCACCACCGCACCAGAGCGAAGCGAGGAAGAGTAAATGACCGCGCCAGCGATCTCGGCGTCCAGCCGGTACATCCCCGAGGGGACCACCCAGTACTACTTCGTCACCACGATCGCCTCCATCTCCGCGCCGACCCGGGTGGAACTGGACGCGGGCACGGACCTGACGCCGGAGATCGCCGACGCGGGCGACTGGATGATCACCTCGAACGCGGTGGACACCCCGGACCTCAAGTCCCTGTTCACTTCCCAGATCCCCGGCAAGATCACCATGGGGACCACCACGCTGAACATGTACGCCGACGACGCCTCCAGCGATGCCCGGTCGCTGATGCCCCGCGGCACGGTCGGCTTCGTGGTGAAGTTCCCCGAGGGGGACGTCTCCGGGCACAAGATGGACGTTTTCCCCGTCAAGGTCGGCAGCGTCGGCAAGCCGACCGCCATGGGCAGCCCGTCCACGGTGGACTTCTCGTTCTATGTGACGGCGGAGCCCGCCGAGGACGTCACCGTCCCGGCCTGATGTACGTCCGGCTGCACACCGGCAGGGACCTGGCGCGGATCAGCCGCGAGCTGCGCCGCATGGACGACGCCGAGGTCAAGCGCCGGTTCCGCCGGGAGCTGCGTGCCGCTGGGGCGCCGATGGTGCCCGCTGTGCGGGCGTCGATCGCGGCGATCCCGGTCAAGGGCACCAGCGGGTCCACGGGGCTGCGCAGGCGGCTGCAGCGGGCGACGCGGCTGATGGTGCGCACCAGCGGCCGTCAGGCCGGCGTGCGGGTCATCGTGGACCCCAAGCGGATGCCGGACCACCAGAAGTCGCTGCCGCAGATGATGGAGGGCGTGCGGCCCTGGCGCCATCCGGTCTACCCGCGCGGCGGCGACCGGGCCGGGTGGACGTGGGTTCCGCAGGAGCCGCACGCCTACTTTTTCCCGGTGGTGGACCGGATGGGCGCGGCGTCCCGGGTGGCGGCGAACCGGGTCATCAAGTCGATCGAGCGCGACATCACCTGAGCGAGGGGAGAACGCATGCTGCTGGGCAAGGACGACATTTTCAAGGCGGTGAGGGAGAACCTGGCCACCGAGGATGTCGGGCTTCCGGGAGGTGGCACCCTGCGGGTCCGCGAGCTGACCGGCAAGGAACGCGACGCCTACGAGGCCAGCTTCATGAAGGAGCGCCCGGTCCTCGACGCCGCCGGCAAGCCCATCAGGGGCCGCACCCAGATGATCCGGGACCTGTCGAACATGCGGGCGAAGCTGGTGGCCCGCACGGTGATCGACGAGGACGGCAACCGGGTCTTTTCCGATGGGGACGCCGCCAATCTCGGTGAGCGGCCCGGGTTCCAGCTGGACCTGATCTATGAGGTCGCTGCCCG